GATACGGCCAAGACAACGCTGTACGGCCGGCTGCGGCATAACGACCCAGGCCCTGGCTTTATCCACTTTCACGATGCTGCTGATGAGGACTACTTCAACCAGCTCACGGCCGAAAAGCAGCAGGTCAAGAGCGTGCGCGGCTTCATGGTGAAGGAATGGGTGAAGGCATCAGGGCAGCGCAATGAAGCGCTGGACTGCTTTGTCTATGCCTTTGCCGCCCTGCAGTTGATGCTGAGGCGTTACGACCGGCGGACGGCATGGGACCAGCTGGCTAAGCAGCGTGAGGCGGACCGCAAAGGCAATGCACGGCCAGTGCGCAGGACTGCACGACCAACGCAGAGCTTTGTCAGTTCGTGGTGATGGCGGTGCATAGCGTGACGTAGACGCTGCAAGTACGTGGCAATCCCTGCTGAGATCAGGGCTGGCGATACGGTGAGCTGGGTAGAACCGGCAACAGTGGATCAGGCTGGTGATCCGCTCACCTCTGCTGCCTGGACGCTGACCACCTTCTTGCGGACCAATACCGCATCCGAAGGTGTGACCGTCACGGGTGTGGCTCGAGCTGATGGCGGGTGGGATAACACCATCGCCGCTGCTACCAGCGTTGGCATGGATGCGGGCCAGTGGTACTGGCAGACCAGGGCGACCGATGGCACCAGCACGCTCACGCTGGGCAGTGGGTCATTCACTGTGCTCGCCAGCCTGGCGTATCAAGGCACGCCTGGTGCTTTTGATGGTCGCACCCAGGCGCAGCAGGATCTGGATGCTGTGCAGGCCGCCATCAGGGCGATCATTAGCAAGCAGACCAAGTACTACCAGATCGGAACAAGGCAGTACACCAGCCTTGATCTGCCTGCATTGATGGAACGCGAGGCGCAGCTGAAGGCTGTCGTGAATCGGGAGAAGGTGGCCGAGAAGATTGCGGCTGGCCTGGGTAACCCGCAGAACATGTTCGTGAGGTTCAGTTGATGGCACGCCAGAAGGTCAAGACTGAAACGCCTGCAGCAGAGGTGGTGAAGCGCCGGCCGCGGCGGTTGTATGAAGGTGCCCGGTTGAGCAGGCTCACCAGTGACTGGGTGACCAGCTCCACCAGCGCTGATGCGGAGATCAATGCCAGCCTGGTGTTGCTGCGCAATCGTGCCCGCCAGTTGGTGCGGGATAACGACTATGCACGGCAGGCGCTGCGGTTGATCCGCAACAACGTGGTGGGTAGCGGGATCAAGCTGCAGGCCCAGGTGCCGATGAGCCGCGGCAGCAGCCGGCTCAATCAGGCGGTGAATGATCAGATTGAAGAGGCCTGGGCCGAATGGGGCCGCGCCAAGCGGTGCCATACCGGCGGCCGGTTGGGATGGATTGATCTGCAGCGGATGGTCATTGGTGCCATCGCTGAATCGGGTGAGGTGTTCATCCGATTGGTGCCGGAGGCGTTTGGTGATTCACGGGTGCCCTTGGCGCTGGAGGTGCTTGAGGCTGACCTGTGCGATGAGACGTATGAAAGCCGGCCGCAGCAGGGCCATGAATGGCGGATGGGTGTGGAGGTGGATCAATGGGGCCGGCCGACCCGGTATGCCTTCCGCACCCGGCACCCTGGTGATATTCGCCATGGGACCAGCCATGAGGTGAAGCTGGTGCCGGCCAGGGAGATTTTGCACTTGGCCATTCTTGATCGGCCCCACCAGACCAGGGGCGTCACGTGGTTGGCGAGCACGATCAAGCGGCTGCATCACCTGGCTGGGTACGAAGAGGCCGAGGTGGTGCGGGCCAGGGCAGCATCCAGCCTGATGGGTTTCATCACCAGCCCCGAGGGTGAGCTGGTGGGTGATGAGGTGTACGACGCTGAGCGGGTGTCGAACTTTGAGCCTGGGGTGTTCAAGTACCTGGCACCAGGCGAAAGCGTCAGTGTGCCGCAGCTGGATGCACCAGATGGGCAGTTCCCTGACTTCATGCGGGCCATGCTGCAGGGCATGAGCGCTGGCATCGGGATCAGCTATGCACCGCTCAGCCAGGACTACAGCCAGAGCAATTACAGCTCCAGCCGGCTGAGCCTGATTGATGATCGTGAGAACTGGAAGGTGCTGCAGCAGTACCTGATCGACAACTTCATCACGCCGGTGTATGAGGCGTGGCTGGATGCTGCCGTGCGTAGCGGTGTGCTCCGGCTGGCTGGGTATGAGTCGATGCCTGAGCGGTTCCGGCGGGCACGGTGGATGTGCCGCGGCTGGGCATGGGTGGATCCGGTGAAGGAGGTGATGGCGTACAAGGATGCTGTGCGTTCCGGCTTTGCCACGCAGTCGCAGATCGTCAGTGAACTGGGCGGCGACCTGGAGGAGCTGATGCTGCAGCGCCAGCAGGAGGTGGAGCGTGCCAGTCAGCTTGGCCTTGCCTTTGATACCGACCCAGCACAGGATGCTGATGCGCAGCGGCTGGAAGCTGAAGAGGTGTCGATAGCGTCAGAACAGGATGCTGACGATGATGGAACTGCGTGATCTGGAAGCCCAGCGTCATGAACGCTCAGGCCCTGGCTTTTTCCGGCTGCTGGGTGAAGGTGAGGATGATCGCCGTCTGGAGCTCAGCTTTTCATCGGAGTATCCGGTAGAGCGGTACTTCGGCCGTGAGGTGCTGAGCCACGACGGTGACTCAGTAGACCTGGGCCGGTTGAACGATGGAGCGCCACTGCTGTTCAACCATGATCCCAGCCGGGTGATTGGCGTAGTGGAGCGTGCCTGGGTGGATGGTGAGAAGAAGCGTGGGATGGCAGAGGTCAGATTCAGCCGTAATGCATTTGCGCAAGAGGTGCTGGCTGATATCCGTGATGGGGTGCTGCGGAATGTCTCCGTAGGGTATGGGATAGGAAAGCTCGAGGAGTCACGCGATGTAGAGAACACCTACGTCGCCACCAGATGGGAACCCCATGAGGTGTCCGTGGTGAGCGTGCCAGCTGATCCATCGATTGGCATTGGCCGCACCCTTGCGTCTGATCCTGCGGCACCTGCCGCACCATCCACTGTTCAACCTTCCCCTGTCATGGAAGACATCAAAGCCCCCAATCTGGAGGAGGTGCGGGCCGCAGCTCAAGCTGAGGAGCGGACCCGTATCGCCTCGATCACTGCCCTGTGCCGCGAGCATGGCGCTGATGATCTGGCGCAAAGCCTGATCGAGCGTGGTGCTACTGAAGCGGACGCAATGCGTGATGTGCTGCAGACCATCGCCAAGCGTGCCAAGCAGCCTGCCCAGCCCAAGGCTGCACCTGCTGTTTCTGCTGTTGAGCCTGTGGCCCAGTCCGCTGATATCGGCCTGAGCGACAAGGAGACCCGGCAGTACAGCTTCGTGCGGGCCATCCGTGCCCAGGCCTTCCCCAACGACCGCAGCGCTTATGAGGCCGCGGCATTTGAGCGGGAAGTGTCGGCTGCAGTGGAGCAGCGCACCGGCCGTGCCGCTCAGGGTTACCTGGTGCCTGATGAGGTGCTGCGTCGTGACCTGACCGTCACCACCGCGTCTGCTGCTGGTGATCTGGTCTTTACCGATGCTCGCCCCGGCAGCTTCATCGAGCTGCTGCGTAACCGTCTCGCACTGAGCAGCCTCGGCGTGACGATGCTCACCGGCCTCAATGGTCCGGTGGCCATCCCCCGTCAGACCGGCGCTGCTACCGCGTACTGGGTGGCTGAGAAGGGTGCTCCGTCTGAGAGCAACCCGACTGTGGACCAGGTGAACCTGACGCCCAAGACTCTGGGTGCCTACACCGAGTTCAGCCGCCGCCTGATCCTCCAGTCGAGCATCGACGTGGAGAACATGGTGCGCAACGAGCTGGCGACCGTGATCGCGCTTGAGATTGACCGGGCTGCGCTGTACGGCCTGGGTAATACCAACCAGCCGCTGGGCCTCAAGAACATCACCGGTATCAACACCGAGGACTTCAACGCTGCTGCTCCCACCTATGCGGAGCTGGTGAGCATGGAGACCAAGGTGGCCGCTGATAACGCCGATATCGGCGCCATGGCCTACGTCACCAATGCCACCATCTACGGCGGCTTCAAGACCACCGAGAAGGCATCCGGCACTGCCCAGTTTGTGCTCGAGCCGGGCGGCACCGTGAACGGTTACAACGCTATCCGCTCCAATCAGGTGGCCAGTGGTGATGTGTTCTTTGGTGTCTGGTCCCAAATGCTGATGGGCATGTGGGGTGCACTGGATCTGCAGGTCAACCCCTACGCCCTGGATACCAGCGGCGGTGTGCGGGTGACGGCGCTGCAGGACGTTGATGTGGCGGTGCGGCACCCCGAGGCCTTCACCCGCGGCAACAACACCCTCTGATCTGAACGGTGATGAAGATCCGCATCCTGCGCCAAACCTCGATCTATGGCCAACCCGCACGGGTGGGTGATGTGATCGATGCCTCTGAGTCTGATGCCCGCTACCTGGTGGGCATCGGCAAAGCGGAGGAGGTGAAGGATGCGGGTCTTTGCCCGGTGGTGCTGGGTGAGCCGGCACCGGTTGAGGCGCCTAAGCCTCGCTCCCGCAAACCTCGCTCAAGCTGACCATGGCGATCTTCCAGCAAACCCTCGAGAAGCTGCAGCACTTCCCGCTGCACCCTCTCGCCCAGGAAACGGCCACCTTCACTGGTGCCACGACCAACATTGCCGACCTGAAGGATTTTGACGGCGAGATCCAGATCATTCTGGATTCTGGTGCTGCTGCAGCCAGCGGCACGATGACCGGCAAGATCCAGCACAGCGACACCACCGACAACGCCGACTTCTCCGACGTGACTGGTGGTGGCTTCACCGCTGTGGCCCAGGCCGTATCCAAGCAGGTGATGACCCTGAACCGTGATGCCCTTAAGCGGTACATCCGCTTTGTCGGCACCATCGCTTCCAGTGGTACTACCACTTACAGCGTGAACGGTTACGGCCTGAAGAAGTACGGCTGATCACCTCATGGCATTGTCTGAGGATCCCACGGTTTTCTTGCAGGACTTCGGGGTGGCTGTCACCGCCGGAGCTGTAAGCGGGCTGGGGATCCTCGACATGCCTGGTGAGCTCATTGCTGATGGGATGGTCATCAGCACGGATTACACCTTGCGGTGTGAGGCATCCAAGTTTGGCAGCCTGGCCTATGGCGCCAGCATCACCGTCGATAGCGTGAGTTATACGGTGAGGGAGAACCGTCTGATCGATGATGGGACGTTCTGCCTGATCTCTCTCCAGAAGACCTGACCACTCTCCCCTAGGCACTGATCATGGCAATCGCGCATGAATCGACGGTAACGATCACCAGGCCGAGCAACACGACGGAGTACACGGCTGGTGATGTGATCGGCATTGCCGATGCGGGGACCCCTGCCAACGCTGGCAGCGCCATCCATGTGCTGAGCGGTGTTGCCAGTACAGATCGGTACGTCATTCTGCAGGAGCTGCAGCTGCTGGTGCATGTGGCAACCGTGCCGGCTGGGATGGCCGGTTTCCGCGTGCACTTCTACAGCGAAAGCCCTACCGCGATTCTGGACAACGCGGCATACGACTTGGTGGCGAATGATCGCGCTAAGTGGCTGGGCAGCGTTGATCTGCCGACGCCGGTTGATCGCGGGAGCACGCTGGTCACTGGGGTGACGTACCCAGGCAGTGTGTTCAAGCTGGCTGTAGATAACACTCTGTACGTCCAGCTGCAGACGCTAGGGACGTTCACGCCTAGCAGCGGCGCAGTGAAGACTCTGCGTGCCCGGTTTATGGAGGCTGGGATCTGATGCGCCTGCATCCTGCCCGTGCTGCTGGCCTGCTGTGTGCCCCTTGGACGCCAGCCTGGGCAAAGGATGAGCTGTCACGTCGTGCGCGTGCGGTGCCCTCGCTCGACCTGCGCTTTGCGGAAAACAAGAGCCTGGTCGATTCAGTGTCCGGCCAAAGCCTGATCACGTTCACCAGGGCCAGCACTGGGACGTATGTTGACTCTGATGGCGTGATCCGCAGCGCAGCAAACGACGCGCCACGCTTCGACCACAACCCGCTCACGGGCGAGTGCTTGGGGCTGTTGGTGGAGGAGCAGCGGCAGAATTTGCTGCTGCAGTCGGAAGACTTTTCGACGACTTGGAGCAAGGGAGCAAATGCAACAATAACGCCCAATTACGGCACGGCGCCCAACGGAACTGCAACTGCAGATCGCTTGGAATTACCCACTGGCGTAAGTACATTTGTCTCCCAAGTAGTAGCCACTGTTTCCGGGACGGCATACGTCTTTTCTGTTTATGCGCGGGCTACAAGCGGGAACTCGGAGTTTACGATGCTGCTAGGGACTGCATCTCAATCGTTTATATTGACTGAAACTTGGCAGCGGATTTCGGTATCATTTACGGCAACCAGCGGATCAACTACTGCCATATTGGATAATGGTGTAACTGCGGCAGATGTTCTTGTCTGGGGCGCCCAGTTAGAAGCTGGAGCCTTCCCCACAAGCTACATCCCCACCACTACCGCCGCCGTGACGCGCACGGCTGATCTGGCGTCGATTACGACCGCAGGCGGAAATGTCCGCAGCCTGTTCACCAGCTTCCGCAGCCCCGCTTCTGGCACCAGGCCGGTGGTCTCGCTGGACGACAACACCGCCAACGAGCGCATTGAGATCCTGACCAGTGGCACCGATCCGAAGCTGCTGGTGACCGATGGCGGCAGTGCTGTGGCCGACCTGAACGGTGGCACGGTGACAGCCAACGTGCTCGCACGCATCGCTGCTCGGTTCAGCACGGACGACTACGCCGTGAGCATCAATGGCAGCACCTCGCAGCTTGATGCTGCCGGAGCATTGCCCACCGTGAACCGCATCAGGATCGGCAGCAATCAGGCAGGCGGCTATCTCAGCGGGCCGATTGCGCGTGTGACTGCATGGGATTCGACGTTGCCACTCCTCCCCTCAATCTCCCAATAGCCATGTACTGCTACCGCTTCGACTCCCGCCAACAGTTCCGCAGCCTCGCTGCAGCCGAGGGCCTGATCAACGATGACGATGACGATGAGCTGATCACCGGAGGCCACGGCTGGGCGGTGGATGAGCTGGGAATCATCTACGAGGGCGGCGCCTACGACCCCGAGACGGGCGATGTCATCACCCCGCCCACCGCTCTCTCCGGCTGGCACGTCAACACCCTCGGTCTCGCCCCTGAGGCCTGGGATGCCTACCTCGTGGTGGTCAACTCCCCGGTCCGCATCTTCGCGGGTGGTGCCACCCAAGCACCCCCAACTGAAATCCTTGAGGAGATGGCCGCATGACCAACGCTTACATCCGAGCAGCCAAGAAGCACCCGAAGCTCAAGCAGCAGGCTGCCGAGCGCCTGATCAAACATCCTGATCGGCCGATCAACCCCGACAAGCCAGCTACTCCCAAGAATCCTTAGTGTCCCCGACCTGAGGGCTGGCAAGAGGGCGTACTATTTGGGTGGCCCCGCACAGCGCTAACTGCCGGAGCCGTGACCGCTACGCCCTCAGGAGGCGCACCGATGGACCCAGATTATCCGAGCCCCCTGCTGGAGCGGGTGAGCTGCGCGATCGACCGCAGCATCTGCCCAGACCAGTGGCTCCACCAAGACGCCGCCCGCGCTGCCATCCGTGAGGTGGCCATCTGGATGATGGAGCGCGGCTACCGCACCCAGGCCCTGCTGCTTAACGAAGAGGCAGACACAAACCCCACAGGTCAGGAGGACTAATGGCTAAACACAAAGCAACACTGATAGTTCGGGTTGCTCAAGCTACGGCCTTAATCAGCCATGCCCGCCCTGGATCGGAAGCTGATTTGCAAGCAAAAGCCCGTGCCGCAATCCGTGAAGTGGCGGAGTGGATGCTTGATAAGTATTCAGACGCCGACGGCTGCATTGACTCTGAGATCAGCGTTTTGATTGCTGAGCTGGAGCGGGAGGCTGGCGATGCCTGAAGCCTGCTCTGATTGCTGCAGCGCACCACTGAAAGTGGCTGGCCATGGCACTACCCACTGGTGGGTCTGCACCGCCTGCAACGGGCCGTGTAATGCCGTGCCAGTTGAAGTTGAACACCTACCCACTAGTGACCACCACCTGAGCGGCTAGGCTTGAGCAGACCGAATCCACCAGGCCGGGTGCTGTTGCAGCAGCCCCGGCTTTTCTGTCTGTACCGATGCTTCCCTGCGCGTTCTGCAACGGCCGAACCAGCGTTGTCTGCACCGAGCTGCACCCTGATGGCCACCACCGCTGGAGGCGGTGTGAAGCCTGCGGCAAGACCACCCGCACCCTCGAGACGTACCTGCACGGGCGCCGCAGATGTGGGCCGTTGCCTGGTGCCAAGCGCAAGCCCAAGCCTCGAGCACCAGGGGAGCGCAATGCCAATGCCGTATTGACAGCAAAGGATGTGCAACGGCTCAGGGCGCAGGCTGCAGCTGGTACACCTCGCGCTGAGCTGGCCCAGCGCTACGGCATCACCAAGAATCACGTAAGCCGGATCGTGCACCGCCGTCTCTGGGCGCATGTGCCATGAGCTCCACAGACTGCAGGCATGGCCACCAAACGGGAACAGATCCTCGCCGCGGTAGCAACCACGCTGGCGGGCACTACAGGCGTGAGCACCAGGATCTACCGCTCACGGCAGGAGGCCTTTGCGCGTAACGAGGCGCCCGCCATTGTCATCGAGCCGGGTAACGACACGGCAGCGCCGGAGCCGGTCAGCACCTGCAAGATCGACTGGACATTCACGCTGGTGGTCGCGGTGTATGCCCGCGGCACCGTCCCTGATCAGTCGGCCGATGCCACCATCCAAAGCCTCCACAGCAAGCTGCTAGCAGATCGCAGCCTGGGTGGGCTAGCAATGGATATCTGGCCCCAGTCGGTTGATCCGCAGTTTGATAAGGGCGACCTGTCCGCAGCTTGGATCGTCTGCACCTATACCGTCCGCTACCGCACCGGTGTGACAGATCTGAGCAGCTGAGGGCTGTCCATAGGTTGACGGAGGCGAGCAGAAGCTGATGGCCAAGAAAACTCCCACGCCGGCCAAGATGCCATCAGAAGGTGGCATCTATCTGATTGACCCTGCAACGGGTGAGTGGGTGCTTCAAAGCCAAACGCAGCCTGCACCGCCAGCGGCATCTGAGCCGGAAACCGTAACCACAAACGACGATGGCACTGCTAACGCGGAAGCGCCTGCTGCTGGCGAAGACTGAAGACACCTATGGCACCAGTGCAGCACCTGCTGGTGCTGATGCCTTGCTGGTGTCCAATCTTGAGGTATCACCCCTCGAGATTGAACTGCTGGATCGTGAGCTGATCACGCCGTATCTGGGCAACTCAGAGAAGGTAGTGGGGCAGCGCATGGCCCAAGTCAACTTTGACGTGGAGCTGGCTGGCTCTGGTACGGCTGGCACTGCACCAAAGTGGGGCAAGATCTTGATGGCCTGTGGCTTTGCCCAAGGTGGCACCGGTGGCGTTGATGTGATCTACACGCCGGTGAGTGGCACCTTCTCCAGCGTCACGCTGGACTTCAACGCTGACGGCAACAAGCACCTGGTAACAGGGTGCCGTGGTACGGCCACGTTCAACCTGAACGCTGGTGAAATCCCGAAGATCAGCTTTCAGATGATGGGGATTTACAACGCTGTAACTGCTGCATCGGCGGCAACGCCCACCTTCGACAACCAGGCTGATCCGGTCGTGGTGAACAGCGTCAACACCACGGCAGTATCTGCATTTAGCTTCTCGGCTTGCTTGGAGAGCTTCAGCCTGGACCTAGGCAATGAGACGCCGTTCCGTCAGCTGGCTGGCTGCACCCAGCAGGTACTCATTACCGAGCGGGCACCGTCTGGTGAGATCAGCATCGAGGCGCCCATCGTGGGCTCCAGTGCTGGGCAGAAGGACTTCTTTGCTGCCGTGTCTGCTCAGACGCTGGGTGCGATCACCTGGCAGCACGGCCAGACCGCCGGCAACATCATCACCTTCAACGCCTCCACCTGCAATCTGGATTCACCCAGCTATGCAGACTCGGATGGCGTGATGATGCTCAATCTGCCGTTCATGCCGATTCCATCCTCGGCTGGCAATGACGAGATGACCATCACGCTGACCTGATCAGCACTTTTTTCCCCTCCTTACCCCTGACAACAGATGGCATTTGTCCTGAAGCAGTCGGCTACCTACAAGTGGCCTGTCACTATCCTTC